GGACTTAAATGTGGTATTCCGCAATGGTATCAACATGAGGGCTTTGCCAAAAACCTGAAAACGGCTCATTGGCTTTTTTCTTTTTGCGGATGGAAAAGCCAGCATTCACCTTATCCAGCACTAAGCTATGAAGTAGAAGAAGGGGAATTAAATGAGGATTATTACATACCCTGTGACCTAACCGAACAATGGGTACTTGGCTCTTGCTTGTACCTAAATTAACCACCCCAATCGGTGTAAATTGGTATATCATTACCAAAAGAAAACTAGCAAAGCGGGTTTCATCCTGTATGCTTCACCGTAACAGGCTTATCAATCACTTATGACCACCACCCCGCCCCGCACCCTTTCCGGGTTGACCGAGTCAGAAGCCGCCGAGTGCTTCCGGCTGGCGTTTGGCACCCGTTCAAGAGACGCGAAAGAAATTCAGCACCGTTACACAAACGACCGGCTGTTTATTACCGGCGAAATGCACCGCCCCTACCTCCTGGAGATACACCCTTTTGGGATGATACTTGCCTACCAGTACGATAAGGAAGAAATGCAACAGCGATATCAGTATATCAATCACGCCAGTATTGTTCGCTATTTGGAGAGTCTGGGTATTGCGTGGGAGTAAGTAAGCCGGGGCCGTTTGGAACCCGGTTATTTTTATGTATGTTTGCTTTGCAAAAAAGAGTGCTTTGTACTGCAAAGTATGGTAACTTGCAGAAATAGAGCAGAAATAAGATGCCATTTGAAAAGGGGGTAACACCGGAAGGCGCAACGCCATTTCAGCCCGGCCAATCAGGCAACCCATCGGGCAAAAAGCCGGGAACCAAAAACCGGACAACAACCGTACGCGAACTACTGGAGTTGGCGCGTGGACTACCCGACCATTTAAAATCCGAGTTCCCCGAATTTGAAAAAGTTACCTACGAAGAACTGATTACACTTGCTCAGCTAAACCGCGCAGCTGATGGCGATACCATTGCTTACAAAGCCGTAATGGATTCAGCCTACGGCGCACCCAAGCAGGCAACGGAACACACCGGGCCCGACGGCGGGCCAATCAAAACGCAGAACACGGTAGTCGGTCAATGGACGATTATTGACGCGACCAACGGACAGATACCCCCACCGATTGATGTATGAGCCAGCAGATAGAGAGTGCATTGATTCGGGTACGTAACGGAGAGCCCATCTACAAAGCCCTATTGGCCGAGGGTATCCATAACCACTACTATCGGGGCATGAGTGATGTTGAACGTAGCCCGTTCATTGCCGCCAGGCGGGAATACCTCGGCTCCCAGCAATCGGCGGGTGATATTGCCCGGCTGGTCGTCTACATGCCCAAACAGCGATTGCAGGACTTCGATATTCAGTGCCGGGCCGAGGGCACGAACATGAGCCACCGGGTTAATAGTATGATTGTTACGGATTTGAACGCGAAGAAAAGTTTTTGAGTAGTTGTTACCATTGTCGTTCTTTGCCAACTTAACGCAAAGACACGCCATGTACGACTATCAAAATACCAACTACCGCCGTTCGGTCTGGACCCGCTACAAAATGAGCCTGCTGGCCGGAGCGGTCTGTCTGACCTCGGCATTACTCATGCAGCAATGCAAACAGCTAGGGATTGGCAAACAGTGCTACGAATGCACGACGGAGGCAATCAACCGGCCGTCCTACGGTAAGACCGTCAAAGAGGTCTGTGGGGTTGATGAAATGAGAAAGTACCAGAAAGAAAATAGTATAACGACCGGGGGTGTGGTCATTACCACCCTTTGCCGGAATAAGTAAATAGCGTATCTTTACAACAACTTACCAGGGTTGAGGCGCGACATCCATAAACTTCCAAGGGTCTCTGGGATTCGCATTAGTTGGCGGCGGGCGTTCTAAACAATCGTTCTCTTTGGGGTCGGGGCACTAGCTCCGCCTTTTTTTATATATCCCCACCGACTACAGCCCGCTTAACGCTGTTCTGGGCTTTGGTGACCTCATCGACACCGACGCGGATATTTACCCCGAACATGCCATCACGAATCGCCTGCGCGATTGCCAGCGTGTCAATACCCATTAGGGCTGTTCCGCCTTGCTGAAAGCGGGGCACGGCTTCACTGACCGCCAGATTACGACCAACACCGGGAAAGGCCCGGCCACCCCCGGCCACGTTGATAGCCGATAAAGTTGCGTAGTAACGCCGGGTTGATTCCGCGTTGATAATACTTTCCCCGTTGGATATGCGGGCGTTGATGGAATCTGACTTACCCGTTCCCGGCCCCTGTACATACGCTCCTTTTTTATCCGACACATACCCGCCACTGGCAAACTTTTGGTTGTCGATGACCACCTGAGAAGCGATACCCTTAGCGACCGCCAGCGCGGCTAATATAGCCCCCAGGATTGGCCCGGCCGTAGCAAAGGCCTTCGTTACCGATGCCGCCGTGTTGATGATGTTTTCCAGACTGGCAATCTTCCGGCGTTTCTCAGCCGCTTCCTTTTCAATCTTTTCCCGCTTCTTGGCAAAGTCGGCTTCAATCTTTGCCCGCTGGTCAGCCGTCAGGGCCGCGCTCGATAAGATAGATTCCTGCTGAGCATCCAAAGCCGCCGTTTGCCGGGCAACGCTGGCATCAACTAAGCTTGTTAATGCTCCCGTCAAATCCTGCGCTGCACCGATTGCTTTATTGGCTACTTCTTGTACATGGTTTTTTGATAAGTCACTCAGCGCCCGGAACCCCTCCTCCTGTATTTTCTGGAACTCCTCGGCCCCTACCCGTTCGTCTTTGAGCGCATCGGCAATCCGCTTTCGGATTTGCTCCATCTGCACCCGGTACTCTTCCTTACTCCCTGCTCTGGTGCGGGCCAGCCGGGCGGCCAGTAAGTCGTCAAGCGCTTTAATCTCAATATCCTTGATCTGTTGCAGGATGGCTTTTCTATCCCGCACCTTGTTGGCTTCGATTACTTTCAGGGCCGCAGCCAGCTCCTCCTCGTTCTTAATCAGGATCCGGGCCGTGGCCTCCTCCTGGAACGCCCGCTGTTTGATGGCTTCGTCTTGAATTTTCAGCCGTGCCACACTCCCTTCCTGTTCCTGTTCGATCCGCGCCTGAATATATTCGTTCTCCAGTCTGTTCTGTCGTTCGTTCTGGGCAATCACGTCGTTCAGAATGGCCGTGGCTAAATCCGCTTTCGCTTTCAGGCGCAGGGCTTTTTCAGTTTCAGACCCTTTGATGACACCGACTAAATCAAATTCGAGTTGCTTGGCGATTATCTGTTTTTCAATCTCTAAGGTCTGAAAGCCCCGTTCTTTGGTAATTCGAAGCCCCTCGTTAAGTACCGCCAATTGACCGCGTATCTGGTCCTGTTGGGCCTGTTTGCGCAGGTCATTGATCTTGTTATTGATTTCAGTCTGCTTGGCTACTGATTCCGCTTTAAGGTCACTCAGCTTCGCTTCTTCTTCGGCCAATTTATCATAGTCTTTGCCGACGTTTTCACTCAGCCCCTGCTCTTTTATCGTGTTGGCGATCCGGCGTTCCTGTAGCTTTAGCTGCCGCTGGAGCAAACTGTTTTCAATGGCGAACGCCGACCGGGCTGCTTTCTCGCGTTCGGCCAGCGACTTACTGACGTCTTCGGCAATGAACTTTTGCTTTTCAAATTCAGCCCGGCTTGCTGATCGTATCTTACCCAACTCGCGTTCGGCATCGGCAATAAGCTGAAACTCCCGCGCTACGGCTTCGCCATTGGCAGCAGCTTTCCTCATTTCCTCGGTCAAATTACCCACCTTGCCCACAACATCCTTTACACCGGTGCCTAACTGTAACAAGGCATTGAAAAAATCACTAACCGAACCTTTCCTAACTGCTTGCAAAATCAAGCCGAACGCAGCAAAGCGATTGCTCAGATTCTCCTGAATGGCTGTACCTAAATCTTTTACTGCCTGAACCGGGTCGGTAAACGCTTCGACGATGCCACGCCCAAAGTCGATTATCTTACCCACGAACAAATCCAGCACCGCTTTAACAGCCGCCGTTTTTCGCCCGAACAGTTCCATACCGTCCTTTGATTTGGTCAGAAAGCCGACAATAGCCGAAAGGACGAGCAGGATGGGCACGGCGGTCAGGGCCGTTAATGCCCCTTTGACCGAAAAGATACTTTTAACGAACGAGGCCGTTGATCCGGCCCCGCCCTTTAGTTTCTCCGAGAACTCCCCGACGCTAACGCCCCCGACTTTAACCTGTTTGACGAAATCCCCGACCGACTTGCTGCCCTTACCCAGCTCAGCCGTATTCTTTTGCTCAGCAGCAATCAACGTAGTCAGCTTATCCTCCGTGCCCGCCAACGCTTCGCCGTAGTTGCCCACGTTGCGCTGATTCGAGCCGTATGCTTTTTCCTGTTCCTTTAGCTTGTCGGTCAGCTCACCGGCAAGTGCCACCAGGTTCTGACCGGCTTCGGTACTTTCCCGCTCGGCCTTTGATAGTTTGGCGATCTGGGGAACGACTAAGGCTAGTTGCGCCCGCATCATTTCCAGGGAACCTTCGGCCGCGTCCTGACTTTTGCGGTAGTCCACCAGGGTCTTTTCGCCGGTCTTTATCTCCGCGCTGGTTTTGCTGATTTGGGTTTTAATTGCCTGTTGGGATAAGGCGTATTCTTTCGCGGTAATAACCCCCTCCTTATACTCTTTATTGGTAACGGCTATTTCCTTGTTGAGCCTTGCAAGAGCTTCCCGGTCAGCGAGTAGCTTCTTTTCAACATCTTCTTCGCTGATTCTCACCGAAATCAGGATTTCATCATTTGTTGTTGCCATAATTTTAGAAATAAGCGATGAGCGAAACCCGGCAAACGGTGCCGTAGCTGTAGTTGGGTATCTGGTTTAGGTAGTAAAAGCCGTCATTGAGCAGGAGCGAACCAGCCCGGACGTTACGCAGCCGGATAGGGCGGGTTAAATCCAATGTAGCAATATCTTCGGCACTAAGCAGCATCGAAACCGACAGCATCCGGGGACGGCGCAGGATTCGGAATAACCCTTTGAACCGGGCTTGTATCAACGTCGTTTCCCGTTGGGCCGCTGTGACCTTACCAAAGCCCAGGGTAAAATTATTACCGGGAAGTTTCAGGAGTTCCGGCCGTTCACCCCACCAGCACCCGGTCAGGTTTACGGCTTGCTTGCTGGTTACCCCCTCGGGACTGGTTATATTCGCCTGGGCGGGAACAATCGCGGTCGGCTCAATCAGAATCAACCGGGCATCGGTAGTCGCTTTGGTCAGCGTTGAGGTGCCCCCGCTTACGGATAACGTCCGGGTTTGAATCAGCACCGGGTTACCGTAGCCGGTCAGGGTCTTGTCCGACGGTCGGCAAGCGGCAAACGGCAACTCAAACAAATCGGTCACCACCGGCAAATTCTGCGCGTTGATGGTAATGATGCCATCCCCCCAGGGTTTAGTCTTATCGTTCTGTTTCCACTTCAGATGATTGGTCTGTCCGTAGGGTTCAAGCAAAGGAAACCATTCCGGATCTTCGCTTTCCTCCACGCGGGTACTCCAATCCACGGCCTCGTTTGTTTTGGCAATCACACTATCCAATGGAATCAGGGTCAGCGTTCGGCGGAATGAATCAACCTGATAGGTAGCCGACAGCATAAGGGCAATAGATTTGAGCAAATCAGCGCAACTCATATCGGGCAAATTCCGGGCTACCGGCCACAAATCGTTGACCTGAACCGATGGGTCAGGGGTAAAGCTGGCCCATGTCGTTTCCGGCTCAATCACTAAGAGCGTTGCCCATGTAGCTATCAGGGTCCGTTTTTTGAATACGAACCGAATCCGTATCTGGTCAGATGCCCGGCAGTTGATTGTTTCATCCAATTTTATGGTATCTACCTTTGTGCCCGTCGGGTTGTACGGCCCGGAAACCGAAAAGTAGGATTCAGCGACACCGACCCCGTTTTTCTCGACTATCAACCGGGCTTCAATGGCTCCCTGCCCGACGTAAACGGAAAACGTTTGCGCGGCCTGTACCCGTAGCCGCATCCCTACATCGCACTGATAGGCGTTCAGGGTGGGCTTGAAATTATTTACCTTACCGTCGAACCATTGCCCGTCGTTATCGACTGAGAAGGGAATTATAGCGTTGATGGCTTGGGGCACAACCACCGGGGCGGATACCGTTACCCTGGCGGTTCTATCATCCACCCATTGCTGATCCCGGCTTTGGGGTTCGTCATTAACAAAGGGCAGGGCCAGCCTTGACACCAGTTCGTCAGCCAGCCAGTCAACGCCCGGCGTGGATTCGCCCGCGCGGTAGCCGACCCGTTGCAGCATGGCCCGGATTAGGGTATGCACGTAGACGGCCGGGAACAGGGCATCACCCGCGAAGGTATCCGAATCAAAACTACCGTAGTCGATAACCGGATAGATTACGCCCGCGGTAGCCCCGGCGTAGACGTTCATGCTCTCCGGTTTCCAGAGGTGGTCGTACCGGCTTAAATCCAAGTCCCGGATGGATAGGGCCGCTAACTGGTCAAACAACCCCTTTGTCGTTTCAATCAGTGATACTTTCCAGCCCGCCGAAAAGCTAACCAGCCGGGCCAGCCCCTGAAAGACCACCGAACCATCCTGCACCAAAAGGCAGGAAAGGGCAGTATAGGGATAGACCCCGCCCGCGTCTAGCTGTTCCGCGCTTTGCAAAAGGGAGCGCAATAAGAGCGAGTCCGGCAGGGTAAAGGATAAGGAGTAGGACGCGTTCAGTACGTCCGGTTTGGTCAAATCATTGGCCTGGTAGGTCAGCACTGCGCTAACCTCGGCCACCCACGTTTTTTCCAGGTAGAGTCCGTCAGTCATGCGTAGTCTAGTTTAATGACCTTTCCAGCCAGCGTCCCGTAATTGTCGGGTTTATCATCCCCGCCGAATCCTTCAACTATCCATTTTGTATAGTCAATCTCTTGTCCGGTTTCATCGGTAAAGACTGTTTCTACCCGTTGCATCACCACTATCCACCCACCCCATGATGCCCAAATAACCGGACAGAGTAAGGCAGATTTTGTATTCCGCCACGTATCGCGCTCGGCCATGTTTGCCAATAGCCCTTGCAGGAAATTACGAAAGCTGTATCGGGGGTTGGGCAGCTTGATTGCCACGTTTCCGACTAAGAATACTACCCTTGTTAAGCCTGTTGTTATCAACCGCGGGCCGACCTCCGGGCGGGTAAACTTATCGTCAGTGTTAGGTCATGGACGTTCTCCCGACTACTATACAAGTCGAACGTACCCGGCTCAACGCTGACCGGTACGCGGTGAAAGACTCCCGCCGTATCGACCGCAAGCAGGAACACGCCAATGGAATCATACACCGTTGCCACGGCATCTACCTCGGCTTTTGACAGGCCGATTGTTCGCACGGTCAGTAATAGATTGCTTTCTTTCTGGGTGTAGCGCGTCGTGCCCGCCTGTTGGTAAGCCCCCGCCGTGCGTACCGCTTTCTGGGTGTTCATCGGCCCCTCGTAGAGCCAGTACATCCAGCCGACGGGTGATAACCAGGTCAGGTAAGCACCGGCCGACCGGCATTCGTAGGCGACCGACGGGCTACCGGTGCCGATAAGTACCCCGCCGAAGGTATCATCGAAGGTCAGGTCGAACGGCCCCGTTGTTGTTATCTCGATTGGCATAAGGCAAAGTTGACACCCGCAAGGCCCGAACTATCCAACCCCCGAAAAAGCTACTGTTTTCTTATCAGTCAGCCGGTTACTACGCGTAATAGCGGTTCTTACCTTTCGGCATCAATCAAAAAACGATGCCCAAGACGCTAACGCTTACCCTTCGCGGAATAATCATGCCCGAAGCCTGGAACTGGTTCGATGAGCCGTGTATTTCCCTGGCTGGCGTTCAGGCGCAGGTAGCCAACGGCGGCACCTACGAAGATATTCTACTCGATATTGATTCGGACGGGGGCATTATCGAAGAGGGCTGGCGGGTCTATGATTACCTGAAAGGCCTGGGCGTACCCATCAACGCCCGCTCCGGTGGCGTAGTCTGCTCAATGGCTACAATCCTGTTTGGATTAGGTTCTACCCGGCTACTTTCCCCCCATGCCAAGTTTATGGCCCATCAACCGGGCGGGGGCATGGAAGGCAACATCAATGATTTCCGTACTTACCTGGCCGAACTCGAAACCGAACAGGCCCGGATGCTTTCGGTCTACGCTACCATGACCGGCAAGAGTGAGGAAGATATTGCTTCTCTCTTGATTGATGGGCAGGACCACTACTTCACGGCCCAGGAAAGCATTACCTACGGATGGGCGACGGGGCTGTATGAGAATACGGCTGAACCGGCAACGGCCAACCGGACGCGTAAGCCCATCATGGCGCACCTATCCGACGGACGCAAGGGGCTAGGCCTGCCAACCGAAAAACCAACAACGCAAACAAACAATAAGCTAGATATGGCAACAATAATGGACCGGGCTAAAGACGGTTTTAAATACCTGCAAGCCTTTATGGAAGGTAAAAAAATGGTCGCGCTGATGGTCGATACGGCCGACGGCAAAAAGCTGGACATTACCACGGCCGACGGTGAGACTTACGCGATTAACAACCCGGTAAAGTTTGAAGACGGTTCGGATGTTCCCGATGGCGAATACACGCTATCGGACGGTATAATCCTAACAATAACAGGTGGAGTAATCACCGACATTCAGGACCCGGCGCAGGCAGTGGTAGAAGCACCCGCCGAGGAAGAGCCAACAGCGAGCGCAGTTGACGCGGACACGGTGACTATCAGCAAAACGGAGTTCGACCGACTGACGGCGTTGGAAACAGCGCACACAGCCATGTCGGCAACGGTAGAACAGCACACGGCCATGCTGGCCCGGATGCAACCGGTACTAACGGCGGCACAGGCGGCTTTGTCGCAGAAAGAAAGCGCGGACCCGAAAGTGGCCCGCTTGCCCGAAACGCCGATTGATAAGCGGACAGCCGCCCCGGAGGATGACGCAGTGACACGCAAAAAAGAGCGGTTAGCCGCCCGTAGCAAATAAATCAACAAACCATCGTTTAAACGACTAATCAAAAAATGGCAATAACTGCGAACCCCAGCTACACCTACCAGGGCAACGAAGCTGCTGACCTTACACTCCGTCCGGCGGTTGACCGTCCGGCCCTCGCCAAATACTTCGCCATCGAAGAAGGGTTAAAGGGTCAACTTTGGGTTAACTTCCTGGAGCGCGTCGGCCTGATTTCCAAAACCGATGCCGGTTGCGGAACGGGTGCCCAGACGATTAACACCAAAAAGTCGGGTAAGAAATTCACCCCCGTTGACATCAAAGCCTGGGAACAGGATTGTTGGGCCAACGTCCGGGGCACGGCCGAAGAATGGTTTCTAAAGGCCGGTAACGACAAGAAAGATTTGACCGATACGGTATACGGTGACTACATGGTTGATTTGATTGAGCAGGCGATTTACGAAGATTTGCTGCGGATGGCGCACTTTTCCTCGTCCGCCCGCGTATCGGCTGACCTCACGCCCTCGATTACGTTTGCCAACGGCGACACCAAAACCAGCACCCAGCTATTGCCGTACTTCAAAACGTTCGACGGGCTGTGGCGTAACGTGGAACTAGGCGTTGCCGCTACACTGACCCCTCTGGTCGCTATTTCGCAGAACGGGACGGGTGCCGTACAGACGTTCCCGAAGGAAGCCGCGTATCCGTTGTTTGCCGCTATGTTCGCGGCCGCTTCGCCCCGCCTGATGGGTCAGCCCCAGGCCAGCAAAATGCTGATGGTCACGCAGTCGATTTTCACCGCCTACACCGAATACCGGGAAAGCCAGAATCTGGACCTTGCCTATCAGATACAGGCCAACGGCGAATCAATGCCAACTTTCCGGGGCGTTCCCATTATGGTCGTGCCAGAGTGGGATGAGTTCATTGGTCAGTATTTCAAGCCCTCGGCTCAGTCATCTTTGGCGGGCAAGTTCGACCGTCCAAACCGCGCCCTCTTGACCGTGAAAGGAAACGTACAACTACGCTTTGACGCGACACCGGTCAATGATTCGCGCTCTACGGGCCTTGAGGTCTGGACCGACCCGATGTCCGAGACTTGGAACGCCCGTCAGACCTACGCGGCCGACATGAAGATTGCCGATGACACGCTGGTAGTAGCCGCTTACTAATTCATTCACTCCCTGCCGGGTCCGGGCCAATGCTCACCCGGCGGGGTAAACCATCTAATAATATGGCCTGCGGAACATCAGTAAGCGAACTAACGATCAATCTCCTGGATGACTGCCTACCCAACGGGCAGGGCTTGTACGAGAAACTATTTGCCATTCGGCTCGGTGAAATCGAATCGGTCACCAAAGACGGGACCGGCAAGATTGCCACGGCTATTATCCTGAAAGCGGGTAAGACGTTCAAGCGTTGGGAGGGCCGCAAGCTATCCCACAAACGCACCACCGGCTTTACCTCGTCGGATTCGGGAAACCTGTTACCCCAGGGTTTTGACTTCACGGTCAACACCAACTCGGCCGCTGCCGATAAGGAGGTGGACAGCATGTCGAAACTAACCGACCTGGTTATCATCAGCAAACAGACCGGGGCTAACGGCCGCTGGAAAATGTCGGGTTATCCTACGGGCATGGCCTGCACGAACGTAACGGAAGATTCCAACGACGCGGAAAACCCCGGACAGTACAAGCTTAGTTTCCTGGCCGCGTTGGCCCGCGAAACGGCCCTGACGTTCCGGCACGTAACCAGCTCGGTAGAAGATACCGAAGCGTATCTGGAGAACTTATCATTGGCGATTAGCTAATGAATGAACCAATGAGCGGGGGGGAGCTATACCGGATCGTTAGCCTTTGGGTTAACACCGGTATACTTTCATCGGAGGACGAAACGACCCTGAAAGCCGAATACCTCCGCCAGCTCGGTACAACAACCTGCACCAGTTGCCCGAACTGGAAACAGGATATGTTCATGCACTTTCGGGCCTATCTCAGAACTATAAATCACGGTATCATGTCCGCTAACCAATACACATTAGCCCCCGGCACCGGCTCCATTTACGTCGCCGGAATCGGTAACGTCGTCGCCCCGCACAACGCGGCCCCCGGCAACATCCCATTGACCGACGAAATAGCCGCTGATTTGCTCAAACGCGATAAAGGCTACGCTGAACACATCGTCAAAGACCCGGACTACAAAAAAAAAGAAGAGCCAGCCGCCAAGCCGGTCGCCGCTAAACCGGCAACGGTAGAAGCCGCCCCCGTAGTGACCCCGGTGTCAGAAGCTAAGTAAACCCCGTTCCCACATGGCCCGCGTTGCCAAACCAAAAGTTGCCCGGAAAGTGTCCGTCACCAAATCAAAGGTGGCGGGCTTTCTTAGTTTTGGCCCCAACAACGATTTCCCCCAGACGCTGTTAGATGTTATCGACGATTCCGACACGGCATCGGCCGCTATGTCGGTCCGGGCGGAGTTCATCGAGGGCAATGGCTTTTACGACCTCTCGCTTTCGGAAATGATTGTCAACCGGAAAGGGGAAACGCTGGACGACATACTGAACCAGACAGCGCGTAATCTGGCCGAGGGGGAGGTTATCGTTTTGCACTGGTCATATAACGGGCTGGGGCAAAAAGTCGGCTTACAGGTCATTCCCTGGGAACAAATCCGGTTTAAAATGCCGGATGATCTGGGCAACATTACCAAAGCGGGCATCTTTCCGTATATCGGCTCGACGCTCTACAACAAGCGCCAGAACGAAAACAAGGAAGTGTTTCTGTATAATCCTGACCCTGCCGTAGTACTCGCGCAAATCGAAGCCAGTGGCGGCATTGAGCAGTACTACGGGCAATTACAGTACGTACCCATCGGCGGTAAGAAAGGACAGATATACCATATTCCATCCTACGCGGGGGGTAGCTCAGAATTTGAAACCGAGGCCGAACTTAGCAAGTACCGGTATCGGCTGGTCACATCGGATTTAGTCACCCCCGGCTTCATCAAAGGGCTGGCACCGGGCAAGACAAAAATCGAAAACGAGCGCGATACCGATTCGCTGGCTAATCGGGTACAACAGCACCAGGGGGCCGAAAACGCGGGCAGCGTCTTTGTGATTGAAGCCGCCACGCAGGCTGAACTAGACTCTATCAAATTCGAGCCGATGGTTATGGGTGACCTTGCCACCCGCTACTCGGCCATGTCCGAAGAAGTAGAAGCGCACATTTCCCGGCGTACCCGCGTACCGAACGAATTGATGGGTATTCGTAAATCAAGTTCCGGTATCAGTTTTACGCAAATTCAAATCAAGTTGTTTTCGCAGCTCATGCAACAGACCGTCAACCGCTACCAACGCAGCGTCGAACGGGTCTTTTCGGCGGGCTTTGCCGATTGGCACGTACCGGTTCTAAACCGGGATTTCGGTATCGAAAACCTTAACTATTTCCCCAACGACGCAACCAATGGCGACTCTACCAGTGTGGCTCAGCCGGGCTAGTCTGATCGAATTTATCGGCACCCAGGAAATACCGGCCACCTTTAAGGAGGAGAAGCTAAACGCAACAGTGAATGAGGTAGTCGAAGGCTGGCTAACCGATTTATTGACCCCCGACACGTTCACCGCTTACGGTGGGTATTTATACGCCAACCAGGCACTATATGCGACGGTGTACGACCCAACGGATGACCAGTTGACGGAGATAGCCCAAAGCCGGATTATCTACAACAATTCGCGGCTAATCCGTCAGTTCGTCGCTTATGCCGTTTGGGCTATCTACATTAATAAGGCGAACGCAATTAATACCGATACCGGAATTGTCAGTAAGACCAACAACGATTCAATCCCAATTTCGCAAAGTCAACGCACGGAACTATCGAACTATTACCGGGGCCTGGCCGAACGGAAAGCCCGCGAGATTGCCGTTGCGTTGCGGCCGGAAAACGCCTGCGCCCCCTACGGCGGTTCGGGTCGTCCCCGAATCCAGAAAGCGCAGCCCCCCAGCCCGTCGCGGTTGGGTAATTAACCCCCTTTGCTTATGGGCTACACCCACGCCTGCTACGCGCCAGTCCTGAACATGCCCGACCAGGTGCGCTACATTGACATCTGGGGCGGCCGCGCCCGTGGCGGCTCTCACTTCGTTACTGATTACTTTCTTGACTCTTTGCTGATGCCCCAATACTTCCGGGGCTATTTCATGCGGGCGGTTTATTCCGATGTCAGGGATAGTTTATGGCGCGATTTTAAAGACCGCATCAAAGAACGGGTCGAGCGCGGGGAGCTGGACGAGTCACTGATTGCCCTACAGGATTCAACCATGACCGCTACCTGTATCAGTACCGGCAATGTGATCCTATCCAAAGGATTCAGAAAGTCATCGGGCGGGCAAACGGCTAAACTAAAGTCTTTGGCCGGTGCCACGGCGGTAGCCATTGAGGAATGTGAAGAAACCGAGGAGGACGAGTTCGACCAACTCGACGGCTCATTTCGTACCACAAAGGCAAAGATTCAAATATTCAGAATATTTAACCCGCCGAAGAAAAACCACTGGCTGATTAAGAACCACTACACGCTGATAGAATCCCAGAACCAGCCGGGTTACTACCTCGCACGGCCCAAGCCGCAGCCGGAACTACTCTCCATTTTTTCCCGCTATTACGACAACATTGCCAACGTTGACCAAACGACAATAGCGAAGTACGAATCGTACCGGCTCACAAAACCGGAATATTACTGGACGGTTATCCGGGGTTTGGTCAGTGAGGGGGCGAAGGGTAGGATTTATTCCGACTGGATACCGATTACGCCCGAAGATTTCAACACCTTACCCTATCCAAGTTCGTACGGTCTTGACTTTGGGTTTGGCGGTGACCCGTTGGCGCTTATTGAAGTCAAAACGCATAATGAGAGCCGTTGGAAACGGGGTCTTATCTACGAGCGAGGACTAACCGACCCGATGCTGGCGGCCCGGCTCACCGCCTTAAACGTTGGGTACGCCCCGATTTACGCTGATAGTGCCGAACCTAAATCCATTCAGGCACTAAAGGATTTAGGGTTCAATGTTGTCGGGGTTGCGAAAGGGGCGGACAGTATCCGGGCGGGTATTCAGGCGGTGAAATCGTATCAGAACTACTATGTAGATGACAATGAAAACCTTACCTTTGAGTATCAGGAATACAGATGGCAGTTAGATGCTGATAAGGAGCCAACAGATAGGCCACTAGGAAAGCACGACCATTTTCATGATGCGGACCGCTACGAATGCGTAGGCAATAAAGGGCACGTAACCGGTTCGGCACGGGTAATGAGTACACAGGTAAAACAGCGTCGGTTATGACCCGCACCGTAGCACGTTGGCAGATGGCTCAGATTGGCAAAACCAATGAGTACTTTTACCAGCATTCGATTATACGCGCCCGGCAGTACGGCACCATTTCCACCGTTACCCGGCAAATCATGTGTTTACTTAGTTTGAATTGATTATGATTACAGAAGGCGAATATTTAAAGGCACTTGAGATTGTACAGGCGTACAATAAACAGATAGCCGACGCGATATTGAACGCTAATTCACTTGTTACAGATAGTACGTTAACGCTAAGTGATTTAAAGTTATCAACGCGAGCCTATAATATTTTAGCTGTAGCCGTATCAACAAAAACGAATGGTGAGGTTTCAAGCCAACGCCAAGCCAAAACGCCAGTTCGTCGGCTTCTTGAGCTAAATCTAACCATTAAGGACATAATCAAGGTACGCAATTGCGGTAAGTCAATCCTAAATGAAATTGAGTTAGCATTGGCAAAACACAATATACAGCTTCCTTAATCATTGCCCACTAAATGCTAACCGTTCGCGCTGATAGACTGTCGTTTACCCTGCCCTCGTCACTCGATGAGCTAACGTTCGGGCAGTCACAGGCGCTCTCAACGGCGGAACCGGCCGACCTGCGCCAAATCCTGCTTATCTTATCCGCCCTGCCGGAAAGCGAGTTCCGAACCCAGACGGCTACCCTGCGCCGGATTGAGATTGCCGATTTAATCAACACCCATCTATCCTTTATATTCGATTTAGCCGACGCGGCTGACTATCCGCTACCGGAACGCGTAACGATTGGGGGCAAAGTTATTGCCATACCCCAAAAGCTCGGCACCTCGGCAACCGTCGCGCAGTGGTGGGACCTGGAAACGAAACTGGACGAACTGAAGCTACCCGAAACCGGCGCACCGCTTCACCAGATTGCGCCGTTGCTACTCAGTATCTTTCTTTGCCCCGCTATACAGAGCGAACCCTATGCCGATATTGAACAGGCTTACGCGGTGTTACCCCTCATTGATTCAATCCCCTGCACTCAGGCACTACCGATTGCCGCTTTTTTTTTGAGCAGTTACGAGCGTCCCGTCAGCTATGGGATAAGCTATTCAAAAGTGACGGCCAAGCCCCGGATGATGAATTGGCTCAATCGGCGGCTCAGTACGTTCGCGGCCTGGACTCGTTCGCCCATCATTACGCGCTCGTAAGCCTATCCAAAACGTTCGGCATCCCCTACCAGCAGGCCAAACAACTCCCTTACGATCAGGCTAGGTACGCGCTATTGGCGGACCAGAAAAAACAACTGTTTTCTTATCACGTTCAACGGCTGTCCAGCCCCCAAAACGGCAACCCATAGGCGTAATTTGCCGGTGTGCTGGACCTTATCGAACAACTGACCACCCGTATTAGCAACGAGAACGAAGAAGCCGGGCTATCGCCGGTCAGTTTTCGGTACGGCACCATGCCCGAACTTAACGTTTTGGCCGACCACCTGCCCGACGGGCTACACGTTTTCCACGAAGGGTACTTTAACACCACCCCCCGGATTGCCGGGAACGGTGCGTTACTGGAAACCCATCAGCTAGTCCTTTTTTTGTTCGCCCCGGCTTCCCTATCGGATTTGCCCGAACAAAAACGCGAGTGCCTGACCCTGCTCACGCCATTATACCGTCGCCTTTTTGTGCTACTCGATAAGGCGGGCACCGTTGCCGGGGCATCGGCCAACATGAATTTCAGTATCAATATAACCGACCGGAACCTGAGCGGCATCCGGCTCGCTCTCTCATTGACACCGGAGGGGTCCGTTGTATGCTGATACCGGTGGAACCCATCGAACAGATAGGAACAAGCCTGGTTGCCGGGGTCATTCAATCCCAGCGCCAAAAAGGACTGCGGGCTTCGGGCTATTCGGCCGACAACACCCGGTTTGAGGTCATGTTGCAGGGCCGCTCGGTCACACTTCAACTCTTAGGCCCGGCTTACTGGCGGCAGCAAGCCTACGGTATCCGGGGGCGGGGCGGTAATCGTCGGCCGTCCACGGCGTTTGTGGGTATTATTCGCAACTGGATACGCGTCAAAGGGTTATCCATCCCCCTATCGGCGGCTGGGGCTATCGCGTATAACATCGTAAACAACGGTATTCAGGTGCCTAACCCGCATAATCCGGGCGGGGTCTTGTCCGACGCGTTGCGTCCGGCTGATATAGTGGCCCGGATGAAGGCGACGTACATTCCCCTGATACGTCAGGAAATAAAAACCCAGCTACTCGCCTGACGCTATGCCACAAAGAGGATCGTTTCGCATCACTGTTACCCGCCAAAGCAACGACAGCCCGATTGCCGGGGCGTTCGTTCGCGTCCTGGAAGGGGCGGTCGATAGAACGGCTGAAATCCTGGGCAATAGCACGGTGCAGACCGACGCGCAGGGCGTTTTCACCTGGAACAACGTACCCTTTGAGTATGTGTTGGTGCAAAACCGGACGTTCACGGTGCAGGTGCAGGCCGTCGGCTTCGATACCTGGAGTGTAAACACCAACCGGGTTAACAGCACATTCGCAGCGAGTCTTACCCGGCTCCTGTCGGCCGGTTCGGCGTATACCCTGACCTTACCCGAATCGGGGTATGTGTCAAGCCTTTACCCGATTGATACCGCCATGCAAACCGGGGCCGCTGATCTGGATTGGGAGTTGATTGGATTTCACGTTACACCATCGACCGGCCCGTCTTCTATCCTGGAAGCTCCTGTCATTGACGGCACGGCTTCGGCTGACCTACGCACACGGCTTAAATTCCGTCCCGTCCCGCACCTGGTACCCGATGGCGAAACGGCTTTGGCTGACCCTGATTTTTCGGATCGACTCAGTGTCACTACCCACAGCGTTTCACTGGAAGGGGACCAAACCATCGACGGCGGTTTTCTGTTCAGTGCAGCCAACATGGTACCGTCCGGCCCGGAAAATGATTTATCCGTTTACGCTACCGGCGACAATACAAGCCGCATCCGATGGATTACCCTACTACCCGAACCGGTCGTTTTCCGGGGTTTTTATTCCGATGTGATGGTATGGCTCACTGATACCGAAGCTGACTATAATTTGACAACTACCTACTACAACGGGGAAAACGAGGTAGTAGGTAGTCCGGTTGTTGAATCCCTCACCCATAACGTGCGGGTGCAGCGTATCCGGCTGGGCAGCACCCCGCCCGACGGAGCCACCTACGCAACGCTATTAATCAGCGACGACACTGCGCCGGTCAGTCACCCTTTAACCGTTCGCTACCGTGGCTAAAAAAACACTTACGCAATTACAGGCTGCGGCCGAGTTAATAAAAAATGAAGTAACGACCGCGGCCAATACGGCCCTTCGCGTTGGCAGTTCAGATCGGGACATAATAGATTCAGCCCTGTTTGAGTTCGATCCCCTGGCGGTATATAAGCCGGGCCAGATCGTATATTACCAGAGTTACCTTACCCAGTGCAATGAGCAGACGATAGCAGGAGAAACGCCCGAAAACACGCCTGGCAAGTGGACTAGCAAGATTATTAGCGACCCATCAGGTATTGTATTGGGTAATACAAATCCCGTATCTGGCGATGCGCTGGCCCGGTTTGTTGTTGATTCGGGTTTTGGGGATAGTACCCCGATACCCGCGTCGGATACAGAAACGGCAGGCAAGGCCCGGCGGGCAAGCGTGGAAGAACAATTATCGGGCGTTATCCAGGATGCCTACAGTACGCCGGAGGGGGTGCATCTTGTCGTTAATAACGCAATAGCGCAATTAGACTTGGTGGGATCGGGTTCCCGCTTTGACCTGGACCTTGATTACGACGTTATCACCCACGCCCTAATTGTTTCGGTTACGACCGTTACCCAGCCCGAACTAAAGATAACCGGCACGGGAAGCAGTACCGTTGATTTTGTGTTGGCAGGCATCGTATCGGGCACATCCAATCGCTACAGCTATACATTTCCCGGCGTTCTCTCATCCGGCAGGCTCTACATACGGGCCGCGGGGGATAGTATGGCCGTGGGTACGTCTGTGCCCGTGGTGATACCCGAACTGGATTATTCGTCCCTATTGGAAACAACCAATTTCTAACCAATGGGAGCCGAGCGACAGCAGATACAGCAACTAGCCCTCAACTACGCAGCGTATGCGATAGGGGAAACGGTGCATCGTATTCTGTCGGATAGAGAAGCCGTATCGGCTTACGACCGCAATCGAACCGAGGTGCTATTGCAGGATGGCACGCCCTTTCAGTACCGCGCTACCTACCCAACACCCGCCAATGGGTACTGGATACTGGAAGCGGTTGGCAAAGGAGCGGGTGTATGGGTCGATACCAACTATGAGCAGTATGCCACGGCGGTTGATGGGGACGTACTGATAGTGAAAACGAACCCGCAAACGGGGTTTGTAGAAATTAAAAATCAGCCGCTCAAACAGGCCATTCTGGACGTGCTCCCATCTCTGGCCTACACCGACTTTATCGGGGCGCTGACCAATGAAGGCGGGGAGTTTACGTATGAGTTTGGGAGCGAGTTCCCTTAACAAAAGAAACGATGGATCAGTCTGAGATACTGGATTTATACGAAAACGGGACCAAAATCCTGTACACCAAAGACTCGTCCGGCGAACAGTTGGGTTATCCCTGGCCGCGCCTGAAGGCGACGGGTAAACACGTAACCCTGAAAGAAGCGCAGTCTATCTTTGAGCGAACGCCAAAGGATGTTCGTGACGGTAAGATTCTTCGGGAAGCGACCCTTCGGGAGCGTGGTCTGTTGCCTGCCGTATTGCAGTCGGACACCCTGCAAACGCTACTGGAGCAACCCTACGGCGATGTGCTGAAAGACATTGCCCTACGTGCCAATGGCGGTATTGGCATGGACATAGTGCCGGACTCCAGCCCCAGGACCTACAAAGGCGTTGCCGTATTGGACCGGGTTACAGTCGATCCGTTCGGTTTTGGTGAGGTAGCGATTGATTTAATCCGTTTCCTCTCGGATGAAGTCTACGTAAAAGAGCACGTTATTCCGCACCTGCCACCGCCACCGCCACCACCGGCAGGACCGCCGACGTTTAAAGATTCGTTCAATCTGCCTGCTCCCATTGCCGGGGCCAATTATGATTTTGTGTTCAGCCTGTACGATGTGGGTACGCCGGGAACGGGGGAAACGCTCACCAAACTAACCGCCGGGGCGGGTATGCCGCTTTGGGCCAGTGTGGTCCTGTTGAGTCTGGGGCAGTACGCCATCCGGGGGAACGTACCGGCTGGGCTCACAACGGTTAGTTTTCCCCTGAAACTCGAGCAATCGGATACCAAGACTGCGGAGAAAACCTACACCCTACCCGTCACCAGTAAGAACGCCTACCTGCTGGCAACGTTCATCCCGTCGGATAATCGAAGGCTGGTGTTTCGGTTTGGCGAGGAAGGCTCATTGCCTACGCACCTGACGCTATCGGGGCCGGAAGAATGGACCGATACGACGGAGAAAACGGCAATAATCTACAACACCGACCCGATTCTGGGTAAGGCGTACTACTACGTATATTTTGATTACATGGCCGTACCGTCGGGCACTTACGCGCTGACCTATCAGCAGTTCGGGCGTACCTACTACGCGTCGGTTATTGTCGGCGACGCTGAATTTACCCAGGAAATACCCGTATCGGCAACGCCCCCCACGAATGAGGCTAGTTTTGATGTGGCTGGCGTTGATTCAGTCTACGAAGGCACTTCAGAGCAGTACCAGCTAACGCAAACCGTTTCGGGCGTTACGACGGTGGTGGCCGGTGCCGTTGCCAGAGCCGAGGGACTATTGACCGGGGAAACGCTCACTACAGCGGGCCTTTTGACTTCTCAGGCGGATAATAACGTCGGGGATGGGTATTCGGCGACGGTTATTTTTTCCCTGTCGGGTGTGGATAAAGCCAGCCGCCGGGTAACGATCATCGACCGCTCCATCGGCCCGCAAAACCCGGCTATCGTGTCGGTGCTGCGCAAATACGACCCGGCTAAAAAGACGCTGTATTACCTTATCAAAAGCACCTTCACCGGCAACGATACGACCAAAGAGCCGGGCTACCGCTGGCGCATCAACGGGGGGGCGTGGCTCTCCCAGGGGGGTGATTTCCCGACAGCCCCGCCGAATACGGAGTTTCAGGCTGATTTTAATAACGGCTACCAATCACTGGTTTTTATTCAGAACTACCCGGTGGGGACGCTGATAACACTCCAGCTAAAGCCCTACGCAGCGGCTGGGGAGTCGGACTATATCCAGATTGATTATACCATTGGCACGGCCCAGGATTACGGAACGCAGGTTTACCCCAACGGGCCGCAAACGGATTTGACTGTTGTACCCACTTACTCCGGCCAGAAATCAGGCGGCTACGAATCAACCAATCCGGGCCTCTTGAACATGCAGTATCAGTTTATTAACAATCGACTACGCAACCTGATTAATTCGTCGGGGCCGACATTGGGGGCGAATGAGATTCACGCCTTCAAGCTCAACTCGCAGCTCTGGAAATACCAGAACGGGCAGTGGTACGGCATCAACCCGGCAACAGGCGCGATTGATGCAAGCCCCACTGACCTAAGTTTAAGCCCCGAAATTCCGCACCTGTGCCAGTACTTCAGGGTCAACACCACCCGTCCGTTCATGGGTAATTCCGGCCCCGATGGCGGGCCGTCCGTACCGGGCTGGTTCGATCAGCACGTTGACACAGCCGCTCAATATCTAAAAGTCCAGTAATCATGCCCGCAACCGTCAAACGAGTATATCCGCCAAAATTAGCAATGGGATACGTGCCTACGTATTTCGACCAGCGTTCGTTTTCCCTATCGGGCCTGAACCGGGGCTTTCATTTGACCCCGCGACTGGCTAAACCGCCAAAATCGTACTACATCGACAAGGGCGTAACGACCGTGAATATCAACGCGGGCTATGCCGCAGGGCCGGGCAGCACACCGGGCCGCTATACGCCTGTACCACCCCAGAACACCAGTGCGTTTTCGGGGCCGGAGTTCATTCAGGATTCAGGCGGGGGCGTATACTTTGTCGATATGAATCAGGACCAGATGGACGCGGCAGCGGCTTACGTCTACGACCGTACCGGGGGCTACGGTGTGCTGACCAGTGGCTCGCAGGAGGGCCGCTATGATAACGACCCGTTTGCGACGTATGCCGGGGGTGGGGGCCGTGATGCGGCATTCAAACGATTGGCTATTGCCAGGGGTAAGGTAATGACCGCCCATCCCGGTTTTCTGGATTTCGGTCACTACGACGGTATTCTGTATTTGGATATTGGCGACAGCACCGCCAACAAGCGGGCGGCCCTATCGAGCAACGCGGCTGCACTGGCTTATGTAAAAGCCCATGCCTACGGGCCTAATCCGTATTTCCGGGATGACATGGAAATCTGGCGGTACCACCCGCCTTTGTTGAATCTGTACTTTCGGGCGTTTACCAGTTTGGCTGATAAGTACCACGAGGTCAGAATGGCAATAAGGCTGGTGAAAATGGCCCTGGCTGCGGTCGGTGCCTCCTGGCCGGTGATGGTGTTCGTGTTCGAGAAAACCGAGTTTGTTTCCTACCGGGGGCAGGGATACTCCGAACGCTACAAGCGCACCCTGCGCGACGGGGGCAGCTACGAAGAATCGTATTTCCCCGATTTCGCGCCGGTCTTTCTCTGGCAGCAAGCGTTCTCCGCTTTAGCCCACGCTGAACACTATTACGGCTGGCAGGACACATTAATCTACGGCACGGACCCTGAAATTGTGGCGGTCGATTATACCCGGGATGACGGTTTCCCCATGCGTAAACGCTACGGCGGCAATGTGAATCAGGTCGTTCCGGTCGGCCCGACCCCCTACAATCCGGCCAGTACCTACCCCTATCCCGGAACGCCGGAAGGTCATGCCGATCTGGCCCCGATTGCCGCCGAGATGTACGCCTACGTTGCCCGGTTCGGAGGGCAGAACGTGCAAAACGCCCGCCACCGCAAACCGGGGCCTGCTAACTGGTGCAGCCTGGATTACGGCTATTTGGCAGACCGACACGCCAATCAGGAACCCGTCGTGAACCTTTCCCGTACCGGCAATCAGGGCTGGATTGAGGTAGCCGATTACGTTTCTCCCCTAACCGGCGTATATGATCTGGAGGTCGATGTGGGGTCTGCTACCGTCACTGTGCCGGTCGATCCGCACCAGATTAATTTGTTCACTTTTTCGCTCTAATCCAATGGCAACCTATAGACGATTTCACAAACCACTAGTTGACGAGGCCGGATTTTCAACCGTATCGCTGGTCAATCTGGCCCGTATTCAACTGGATGGCTCAACCCGCCCCCAGACCATAGAGGCTACGCAGTGGCACGCGGGGGATGAAGTACCGGAAAAACTAAACGAGCGGTTTCGGGCTATGCTCGAAGATGGGGACTATATCATCTGGGATTTCCCCGAACACCCGTCCGTCTGGAAAAAAGATGACTTTGAGGCCAATACCGAATTTATTGCTGACTAATTACAACCACCGATGAAAAAGAGTCTGATTCTCCCGCTGTTATTGTTTGCGCTGGCTGGCTTTTGCCAAACCCCGCCTAGCTCCACCACGTCACTGAAAACCCTGATCTATTCCCAGATCGTGCCGGGGCTAACGGGTTCGGTATCGGCCCTCAAACTCCGCACGGTGCTGAATGCCGTGTCGGAAGCCATTCCCGCCACGCCGACGCTATCGGGCATACTGTACGAAAAATACAACTGGGTTTCCCTGGCTGATTTTGTTGATTCGTCCTCATCGGCTACCGTCGTGGGCGGAGCTATACGGTTTAGCAATGGCAACGGCGGCTGGAAAAAAGCCCTCGGCATTGCCCAGCCCCGGATGCAGGACCATTGGATCATGGAAGCCGACGTAATACCGGGTCCAGTATCGGATACGTTGCAGGCTGTTGGCTTCGGCCCTAATTCCAGCTCGGATGTGTACGCTCGCAGCCTGGCCGTGTGGATTAATTTGTCCACTATCTATACGCCCGGCGGGCTATACCTGGCTTCCATCAGCAACGGCATTCCGACCGAGCTGGCGCAGTCCGCTTCGGGCCTTCCGGCTTTTGCTGAAGGGGACAGTTTGCACGTTACATTGCAACGCGACGGGGTTTCGCTCTTTGCGACGGTCGTCAACCGCTCGAATCCATCGCCCCCGGTAAGTGTTAGTTACACCTACTCACTCCAGTACGGCGCGGCTGAAATTGCCCCCAATACGGGTAGGTTTTCGGTGTTTAACGTGGCGGGAAGTCCCAAACTAATTGGACTCAAAATCACCTCTCAGGAGCCAAAGAACGCGGCCCTGATGGTGATTGGTGACTCTAAGACCGTTGTTTACGCCGGAACGCAGGAAAATAGGTACGGGGTATTGTTGGGTCAGAAGTTCCGACCGACTATCATTCACGGCGGGGCTTCGGATGACACCGGGCAGATTCTGCGCTCGATTCAGGATATTATTAGTCTGGCCCCCAAAGAGGCCACTATCAGCATTGGCACGAATGATTTCTACAAAGGCCGCTCAGTCAGTGCCACCTTTGCCAACTATGCCAATATTGTAGCCCAGCTTACGGCGGCTAATATCCGGGTGGTGCATCTCTTGCCGTTTTACGAAGAAAGCGCGTACACCGCGAACCTGCTGGCATTAAAAGCCCTGATACAATCTACCTACGCCGGGGCCGATATTATTGATTGCTGGACCCCGATGAGCCGCAACCCGCCTGTATATCTCTCCGGTGATGGGTTACACCCATCCCCCGCCGGGCACACCCTGATTTACGAAACGATTCTGAACTCCGGCAAAATCCGGGCTACCTACAATCCCGATCCAACACCAACGCCCGCACCCACATCGGGTAGCGGCAGTATGACCCAATACGCTTACCTGTTTGTGGCACCCGGAGCCTCCAACATGGGCGGCTTTACCCCGATTGAGCAGGCATCGGTCACCGAACTATCCGAACGAACGGGGGTGCAGATCATCAACGGTTCGTCGTCCTTATTCGCCCCTTCTCACGTTGGGGTAAACAACTACCCCGGTTTGCGCTATATGGACGCGACGCACTTCGGTATCGAGTTGCAACTAGCCAACCGGGTAGCGGCTGGCAGTTTCCGGGATGCGCCGGTCTTTCTGGTCAAGTGCGGGCAGGGCGGGGCTACGTTCCCCGAGTGGCAAAAAGGCGGCACGTTCTGGAACAACATGGTGGCGAAGGTAGACACCGCCAAAAAGCAGATCAGGGCGCAGGGCAAAGTGCCGGTGGTGGTGTTCGTGACCGATCTCGGTTTCAACGACGGTATTGCCGGGTATACCTCCACCCAATTAAAAGACAGCCTGACGAGCTTTAAGACCCGTTTGCGGGAACAATTCGGGTTTGTTCCGATTCTGTTCACCGAGTACGCGCGGGGCGGCACGGTCGATACGTTTAACCCGCCAATGCGTGAGGTGGTGGCAGGGGACAGCTATATGTTTCTGGTTTCCTCCCTGGGGCTGTCTGTTGATGCGGGCGGGGTGCATTTTACCTACGGCAGCATGAAAACACTCACCGACCGGATTATTGATACGACGCTACAAAAAGTGGGTGAACGTGAAGCCTACTTAATCAACGCGCTCCAGTCACTGGGAGCCAAACCTTAACTAACGCTATGCACTACACGCGATTACTCGTTACCTTCCTGCTCCTGCCTGCCCTTGCCAGTGGGCAGGTCGTACCCTACAACCTGGACATCAACGGCTACCGGGGCAACGCGGTCGAATCCGCCCCGATTGGGGTATCAATCACGGATACCCTGCAGGCTATCACCGTCACCGGCACGGCAACGGCTTCGGAATCCTCCCAGCTTGTTACCCCCCAGCCTACGGTGGTACGGTCTGGCACACTGGTAACGGTGAGGTACGCCACATCCGCAACCCTGCCGACGGTCAGCTATTACCGGCTAAAAATCGGCGGAGTCATCCGGTACGCGGGCCGGGTTAATGTGGGGCTGAACGCGGTTGTATTGCCGCCCATTACGGCGAGTATCTATTCGCAAATCTCCAGCCAGCTATCGACATTGCAAACGCTATACCAGAACCTGAGTGCGGACGTAGCGGGGGCCGGGTATCTGACCACAACCACCGGCCTGACCTCGACCAGCTTCACGGCCTACAAGGCATCAACGGCGGGCCTTATCCAGACCCAGACGGGCAGGATTGACCAGAACGTAATTGATATTAACAACCGGGTCACGACCGCCACGTATAACACGTTTCTGACCAACAACGCCCTGACAATAGCCGACATAAACACGCGGGTAAGCAGCAATAGCGCAGCGATAGGCACGAACGCCACGAGTTTATCCAGTCTATCGCTGGCGGTGGGGAACAACACCACCTCAATAACAAATAATACTACCTCAATTGCCAGCGTATCGGCAACGGGCACGACCAATAGCGCGGCCATTGCCAGCCTATCCAGCGCAACGGCTACGCTTACCAGTAGGGTAAACAGCAACAGCACGGCAATAGGAATAAACACAGCAGGAATAGTTTCGGTGTCTGCAACGGCAAACACGGCCCTGACAACGGCGAACAGTGCAACGGCTACGGGGGCCACGAATGCGAGTGCGATAGCGGCCCTATCCGTAACGGTAGGCAATAACGCCACCGCCATAACCGCCAAGACTTTCCCCACTGTACTATCCAACCTGACCACCACACCGCGATTGATGGCTGGCCTGATTGATTCGCACACCGATGGCGCGGGGGGGCTTTCCTACGTGGACTACATACGGCCAAAACTGCGGGGAGCGTATGGTGATGGTGGGCTGGGGTTCATGCCGATTGAGAACGGCCCGGCAGGTTCGGAGGATGTTTCATTCGGCAAGTCCAGCAATATGCAATACCTGTCCTCGTATGCCTTCAATACCGTACCAACGACCTACGCCCTGACCGGGCAGGGACTTTCCTGTTCTGCCTGTTCGGGCACAGACTCCTGGTCATGGGGGCCACGCGGCAGCCGGACCAGCCAGAAAATACGCCTGTACTACCTCAAACAACCGGGGGGCGGCTCATTCAAATTCGGCTTTGGCGCAACCTCGTCCTCAACCTATCCAACCTACCAGACCGATTCAACCAGCGCGGGTATTGCCTGGATTGAGCTAACACCGACAGTGGATTGGTCGGTAGCAGCCGCCAGTATTACAGGTAAGGTTACGTTTTTTGCCCTGCATTACTACAACAGTACGGGCGTAAGTTTCGGCAGGTGGGCAACGGGCGGGCGCAAAATGCAGGACATCAACAAGCTCAGTTCCACGTTCCGGCAAGCGTGGTATAATTTCCTGAAACCTGATGCTCTTCTCATCGACGCGCTTACCAATGACCGAATGACCGTTACTGCCGATACGGCAAAAACCTGGCTGACGACCTACACCAACGACGTAAAAGCGGGTAGTCCTAACACAAAAGTAGTGATGGTGCATGGGGTGGAACCATCCGATCATGCCACGACGTATTTTGATTCGTATGCGGCTATGAAGCAGACAATCCCGAAAACCGAATACCTGAATTTGGTCGATAGGATGGGCGGGTACACGGCACTTACGGCGGGGGGGTATATGCTGGATGGTGTACACCTGTCAGCAACGGCAGTATCAGGCGTTTCACAATCGGGCGACGAACTACGGGCACAGGCAACACTACGCTATCTGGGCGTGTCTACCGCTACGCCCTCGCTTGCGGCCAGTATTGCCGGGGGCGGGGCGGCAACAACGCTCAGAACCGGGACGCTAACCGACGTTGCCAGTACGACAACCGCCAGTTCAGGCGTGGGCATTCCGGTTCTGGAGTTAGGGATTCTGAACGGTTCCCACTCACCAATCTTCGACCTCAACGTGTATCTGAAAACCCAGAGTTCAAGCAATTCAACCCGCTACCGGGTTCAGTTCGTAGTCAACGCGCAGTCATCGCCAGCCGGTACAGCCGGGTCAGTCAATTCGATTACCGTAACCCCGGCATATTCGACCACCGGGGGCGCAGCACCGACCGCGACGTTTTCGCTTTCCATCAACGGTAGTGCTCACGCCGTACTGACCATGACCCCCGGCGCAACACTCTCGAACTGGTATCTGTCTGGCTCGTATGTTGACCCGGTGGGCTGGCTATCGACCCAGACAGAGGTGTATCAGTATTCATTTTCTGAATGGCTGATGCTCGTGCTTCTTAATCTGATGGCGGGTGGTATAGCTACCCGAAACCGCAGGCTATTGCGTTACTTTCTTTAATAGCCCCTCCCCACTTTTTCACCCTCACGAGCCGAACCAAATGGAAACAATACCGAAACTGCTAATCGTGCCCCGTAGCTGGCTGGCTCATTTGGGCGGGCTAAAAACGGCGGTCGTTACGGCCACTACGATTACCATTTTCACCGAACGGCCCTATATAGCCGCCTTGCTGGTGCTGACTCGTGAGCTATTGAGCTACTACGAACGCATCAGCGTAGCCCGTAACCCGATCAATATTAAGGCGAGCCAGACAATTTCACAGCCGACACCAATCGAGGATAAATCCAGTGTGCCACTACCAGAAGAATCTTGATTGTGGCACACTGTTTACACTAAATCCAATGATAACTGATTCGCTTTGCAATTTTCCTGACCGCCGTTGGCGCAATTTTTACTTGTCTGCTTATTTGAGCGACTGTCTCTCCCATCAGGTAGGAATTTCTGATATGAAGAATCGTCTCGCGTGGTGTATGGTTGCGCTGAACTTTAACCCTTTTAGGATCCTTAAGTCCAGTCACAATAGCATGTCTGTTGTTTTCAAGTACTGTGCAGTACTCCAAGTTTTCAATGTGGTTGTTGGTCTTCTGTCCATCAATGTGATTAATGACATAGCCAGTCGGGCGCTCCCCAACAAAGGCAAGCATTACCAAACTATGAACAGACCAGGTTTTAGCTTTTTTATGCTTATAAAGTCCAACATACCGATAGAGTCCACCCCTTATGTGTGGGGAAAGGATGCGGTCACCTTTGACTTTACGCCTGCTGGCATATTTATCGTGACAAGAGGTTATTCGACCAAAATTAGAAACGGTATAAAGTCCTTCATAACCTGGAATGTCTCTCCATACTTCACCCGTTTGTTCTACATTTGTAGTACCCATTTCAATATCTGGTTATTGTTTTGGCTAGGCCCGACTATTGCGCTTCTAACGCATGGTCGGGCTGTCTATTTTAGACTATACAAGATACTAAAAATCAGTGAGTTAACCAAAATAAAATACATGAAATCATGATTTACGAAGATGACAATCAGCCGCAGCCAACTCCACTAACGGACCCGGTAAAGCCCGCCGAACCGTTGCCACACGACGCAGAACAGCCCTAAAGCTATGAAAGCTCTACTGACCAGAATAGCCGGTTTTATTGCCCCAAATATGCTTTGGCTTATCTGGGTATTCCGGGTTGTGGCAGTAGGTGCATTAATCTACGGCCTGTACTGGCTGTGGGTTAATCCTGATAGTTGGAACGGAACGGCATCTAGCTACCTCAACCGGGCCGAAAGAAGCGAACAGCACGAACGGCTGTTACTGATTGATTCGACGACAACAGCCCACCGCTACCACGCGGACACTACCCGTTTGCGGGAAATAGCGCAGGGGTTCCGGCAGCAGCAGCAGGACGCGGTAACGGCGGGGTTGCAGTGGAAGGGTTTGTATCAGCAGCAGGTAATGGAGAAAGACGAAACCGCCGACCGATTGACCGACTCACAAGCGCGGGTGCAATTCCTGAATCAGTTGGTGAAAAATGGCACACTGGCAAAGGGTGTAACCGATACGGCCAGCGTCAACCGGGCGGGGCTTAAAACAGCCGTCAGAGAAGCGTTGGGGGTACGAGTGATTGATACCCTCAGTCTTGCCCTTTCGCTCGCTGTCGTGGCAAATAAGCGGCTTAGTGCGGGGCTTAAAACAGCCGGGGCGGGTATGCGTACCCTGTCGGCTCAAACCAGGGCAATGAAAAGGGGCGGGATATGGCCGTTGAACGTGAAACGGAGAAACCAGCTCGAACGGTCAGCCGTAGGCATGGATTCCGTTGTGGAAAAAGTGGAGGTGTTGAGTGAACTGGAACAGGCGTTAAACCCGGTACGACAATGAAAACAAAGGCGCAGATAAACCTACGGATTGCCCAGCTACGGCACCAAGCCGAAGACTTGCGGTTGCAATGGCAGGAGTTACTACTGGAGAATAAGCCAAAGAACAAAGCCCGGCGTGAGGCATTATTAGACAGCTGGAATATTACGTTGTTTCAGGTTGAATCCCTGATGTGGGTGGTAGAGCAGGAACCGAAAAAGAAGGGAAAATAAAAAAGCCCCCTTGCCATCCATAGCAAAGGGGCGGCAAAAGACCCGCACTGGTACGCCGTAGCGTTGCGGGTACATGTTTGTCCCATGTTAGATACCCAAATATACCAGACCCAACCGGCAAAAGCAAGGTGCGGGGCGGGGAAAGGAGCCGGATACGCCGGTTCAAAAGTTCATTGATCTGCTAATTGTATAGAACCAAAAACAAGCTGTTCAAGAAATTGAGCCTGATTAGGTTGCGCTCTGATGATTGCCACCGCAGCCGGGTCCATTGACCAGCTTACTTTGATTTTCTTTACGCCGGGGGGCTTCTTTTTGCGTCCGGCATTGACGGGCCGTTTTTTAGGCGACCCGTCTGAGTTGATTCCTTTAGGCATGGGAACTTTGGTTATGGGAGTTTATAACCTCAACCATTGACAAGGCAATAGAAAAGTCAGTTTTCAGGTCGTAAGTGATTTTGGGATAGTAAACATCACTTGAAAGCAACTGTAATTTTATGTTTCCGGCCTTTGCTGGATTGTAGGCATAAGCAGGAATTAAACAATGCTCGTAATCATCCCGAAAGTAATCGTTTGCCTTTGAAACATCCAGCCCTAAACGCTTACACTCATGCTCAAAGCGTTGCAAATCTGCGTTCGTGCCGTTGATTTTGAACGGCGGTAAGTTGTCGGCTCCTTTGTATGTTTCCATAGTTTTTGAATTTATAGGCTGGACTCTCTCCCATTTATCCCCAATCCTGATACGCCCGAAATCCGGGCGTGAGGGGCACCAGGTTACTAAAATGCGTTTGGCCATTTGATGCTTACGTACTGCTCGAAACTATCCCAATCGTGCGACTGTAAATGTTGGGGTACTGTCATGCCTACCTGATTGGCATTATTAATCATACCAGCTAAATCTTCTCGCATTTTTGGTGCGAAGATACGCTGCCAGTTAGCGGATTTGGCTGCAATCAGTTTGCTGATGTATTCCATTTCTACGATGTTGGCGGCTGCTAGTGGATTCATCTGGGTAGTCATTTCCTTGTCCGTTTAAGTATGTACAAATATACAAACCTTTCTTATTAATGCAAGCAATTTTAAGAAACAATCACCATGAATTGATTAAACGCGGGGCCGCCCGTGCGGTACTATTCTATACAATCAGCACCCACAACCTGAAAACTATGTCACTAGACACCAACCAGGAACACGCCCAACTAACCCGCATCCAGCGCATTGCCCGCGTGGTAGCCGCCCTACACGCCTTGCCGGAAGCGGAACGCCAGATAGCGATTGAACAGGCCCGACGTTGCGGCTCGTGCGTCGGCTGTGACAAACTATCCACTGAACAAGAGGAACGATCAACGCTAGAAAACAATGAGTAATGAAAGGATTCGACGTTACCGCCCTTACCCGGTGCCTTGCCAAGAATATTCTCTATATAGCCGTGTTTCTGTTCGTGCTATTCGGCCTGATATTCTCGGCTGCTATGAGTATGGCGCAGGAATTACGCAAACCGTCTGGCCGGGTGAAACTACCGCTATTTCTGAGCCTGACCATACACGCCAGTTCCTACGTGCTGATGTGCAGTCTGGCCGCTTTTTTCGTGGACATTCTAAAAATCAATCCCTTGCTGATGTGCTTTATAGCGGGCTTCATGGGTATCGGTTCGCTGTTCCTCTCGCAATGGCTGTTCAATCTGTGGAGCGAAGCCGAAGGGTTACAGGAGTTCATTGATAAAGTGTCGCTCATTGGCAGAACACTCATAACGACGTTTAACACGCTAAAGAATAGAAAAGACGATGACACAAGCGCAGATTAATCTAACAACATTCGGGGCCGTTATCTGGTGTATCGCCATGTTAGCGGGCATCCTGTTTGCCACCCTCAAAAACGGCAATACCTACCGGCTGGGTATCGGGGGCGGCATGATTGGCGTGGGTATCGGGGGGATAATGATTTTCCGGCCTGAACTACTGCCCTATGCTGGTATGACCCGCATGATAGCCGTGTCGCTGATGCTGACGTTTGTTCTGCTTTCCTATCTACTGGGTAAAGAGCTACGGGAGGACCGACAGGCGCGAAAAGTGATAATCTGGTCGGTTGTCGGTGTGGTCCTGATTGGGGTTATAGCCGCGCCGTTCGTTCGGTTAATCGAAGCGATTGATATGGGACAAGCGCGGGCGCAGGTGACAAGCCGGGCGGCACGAAGGGCAGAAACGGAGGTAGGTAGATTGCAACAGCAATACGCGGCCCAACACCGGGCTGATAGTGTGCAGCACGTTTCGGACTCGTTACAGATTCAGCGGCTACAGGTAAAGCTAACCGAGCAGACGGCTATTCTGAAAACGACGCAGAACCTGATCGAGAAATTGGAAGTGCTGTATAAGCAACTACTATTGGAGGTGCAAAGGAACCGCTATGAGATGCGCCGGTTTGGGGAGAACAGCCGGGAAACAATGGAGCCGTTAGCCGGGAAAAGCTACCTCACTAGCGAGACTATCGACCGCATCTTTTCCGGCCCCGTCGGTAGGTTTGAGCCGGATTCCATGCCGGTCAGCTACAAGCGGGGGCGGAGGTGAGGGTTAAATGCTGAAAATCCTGAAACTGTCGTCCGTACCTTCTGCGTAGGCTTGGGCGGCAATTTCCATGATTTGAGCGGCTATCTTATCTATTTCGCGTTGGTCGTCGTACTTATCCCAATTAGCCCCGCCAGAGCCGGGAAAGTGCATGCTACGGTAAATGGATTCCGCCAATTTCTGACACTTTTCATGTATTGGTATTTTAACATTCTCCATACCACTAATATACACATAACCCCCTAAAAAACAATACTTTAACTTGTTTTGCTCAGAAAAAAAGCGTAAAATAGTAGCGTCATTTAACCCTGAAATTAGATGGTAAGACCGTTCCAGCCTAATTGGGCGTCGAAGCCCGGTAACACTATTGTTGACTGGATGAAGGAGAACAATAGGACTGTTGAATCAATGGCTTTTGAGATGGGTATAACTACCGAGAAACTCAACGAAGTAATTGATGGACGCGCTCCGATTAATTGGGCAATCGCTTCGGGCTTATCCTACGTAACAGGGGCATCGCCTGGATTTTGGTTGTTACGCCAAAAACAGTACAGTGAGTCAGTAATAAGGCTAGGTATATGACCAACACCCCCACACCCCTACACGCCCACCTGAGCAAGCTACTGGCACAAACGCCGGGGCTGCTTTGGCTATCCGATGGGGAATGCCCGGTTGAGGTGGTACGGGTTGACCCTTGCGAGCTTGGCATATTTACCCGCTCGTTCAACGCTGATCTGTTGCTGGGGGCGCAGGTCCAGATGAACCGCGATTTTTTGCCCCTTGTCTGTGGTTTTGACGGGCACGATTTACAGGCGTTCACCCTGCCCAACGGTAAACCCTCAGAATCGGAATTACTGATTCTATGCCGGGATGGGGATGGGTTTACAGGTTTAAAAATGGGGTCTGTGGCGCAAACGTAGAAAACAGGAAAGGAAAGATGGACGCTGATAAAATGACCGACTTGCTACTGACAAATGGCTGGCAACAGGATAGCCAATACCCGACCTGTTTTTACAACAAAGGGGCGGCACTCTACACGTATCCCGGAATAGGCAAGGTAAAGTATTGGCCCGATGTGCGGGTTCATTCCGTATTCTATGAGCAACAATTACCTATAACGGATAGTGACCTTTTGGACTTGATTGCAAAACGATGACCCGCACCACCCCCACCGACACGCTAATCAACGCCCTCCTGCTGGGTACGGTGTCGGTGTGGTTGCTGGTAAAGAAACGTGTCTGATAGCTTGGCGAGAAGCTAGGCAGACAGTGATTGGAGCATTCGCCATGTTCACGAATCGCGGGTTGGGTTATCCGGTTTTCGGCTATGTCCCTCACAGCCCCTACCCAAACCGGAGTCCGGGATAAAGGGGGCTATTTTAAAACCTTTCTGAACTGACATGAACAAAGGGGAACGCGCTCAGATAGCAGACCGCAAATGGAAACGGCGGCTATCGCTCTACAACGTGAAGCCCGAACAGGGCATTAGCCTGAAAACCACGAGTAGGCCGTGTAATTGCTGGGCGTGTAAGAAAGAGCGTTACCGGCGCGAATTAATCAAACGCGAACCAATCGACTAACACCATGACCCCAACCGTAAAAACCCTCCCAACGCTGCAACAGGTAGCCGGCCGCCTTACAGCTTTAGGCTGGGCCGTCAATCCCGCCGTTCCAAACTACGCCCTACGTGACACGCTGAAACGCTTTCAATCGGCTTGCGGCATCGTACCGGACGGAGAGTTCGGGCCGGTAACAAACGGGTATCTGTTCCTCAATCAACGGCCCAACGGAACGGCTACGGAGATACTGTTACGGGTTGCGGCTAGTCAAATCGGAATATCTGAGGTTCCACCCGGCTCGAACAGAGGGCCGCAAATTGACTTGGTGCTGAAAGGGGTAGGATTAACGCCCGGTTATGCGTGGTGTTCAGCTTTTTCGTACTGGGTTTTTGCCCAAATGAGCCGGATGACACAGACGCATAACCCGCACCCTAAAACGGCGGGCGTACTGAACCTTTGGGATTTGGCCGGATTTGATGAGGTGGATTTGAAACGAATAACGGCGGCTGAGGTAGCCAAAAAACCCGAACTGGTAAAGCCGGGTATGCAGTTTCTAATGAAGTTCAGTTCAACGGCGGGGCATACGGGTATAGTGGAAAAGGTAGAGGTGAGGGGCGGCAGGCGTATGCTGGTAACGGTGGAGGGCAACTCTAACCGGGCAGGCGAAAGGGAGGGGGTTGCGGTCCTAAAACAGACCAAACGGCCACTATCCAGCATCAACTTAGGCTTTATCGACTACTTTGGATAAGTGTAGTCATAGGCAAGGGGTTAGGTTAAATTAGGAATAGCAATACGAATAGCAATCAGCCGGACGCTTTTGGTGCCCGGCTGATTTTTGTTGGTGAAGTGTTAGTATTAATTAGGCGGGGTATCCTTTTAATTCGTCCAATTCTTCCTTTAGTTGACTGATATAATTGTAGTCCTCCTGACATTCAGGGTCGGCTAAATCATGCTCTATTTCGGCAATAAGTGTTAAGAGTTGATTTCCTGAAACCAATTCAGGAACCCACCTTCCTTTATTGCTCACTGCCATTGCTACGCTCCAACGGGATACAGTTTCAAAGCGGTCAGGGACCACTACAAACTTACCGTACAAATCCTCATACATTGGGAAGTTATTCGCCTTTTCCATCTCTCTCTCTTTTCTAGTCCACCCGGCACCGTTACCGGGGGTTATCCAAACAACGCCAGCATAGTCAGGAAATCCCGGAACAGCCGGGTTAGTCGTCGTTTCATGGGCTTAACCTTCGCAAAGTATTTCCCCGCACTTTAAGCACCGTTCAAAGTCCATTTTACGGTGAACAGCCCAATATGGATGTACGCACTCTGTAGCCCGTTCAACCATTACCAGGGCCGTGCACTGTTCGACAATCTTTTCCACGTTTTTGTCGTGAACCTCCTCACCCATCAGGGCGTGAGTAACGATACTTAGTACCTCAATTTCTATTTCCCTCTGCGTTTTCATCGCTTCTTATCTCGTTTTACCTCCCTATTCCTCTCCCTGCTTCACGTTCTCCCCAAAACCGGGGCTGTACACCTTTCGACCCTACAACCCCGTAGCGGGGCTTAAAATGGCTTGTACTGCTTTTGTGCGTCGGATGCTGACCATAAACAATGTATCATCGTTCATTTCTACCATTGCCGGAAGTCCGTATTTAAGCAGGGCATGGTAGACAGCCTTTACAAACACCGGGTTAACCAACACACCTTTACGAATACGGACGAAGCCGGGGAACAGGGGCAGCAAATGGCCGATGTTGTGACTACTCAGATACGGCGGCTCATGCTCGGAAATAACCCACGTACAACCGTCATCCGTTTTCAGATACATTGTTTTGGCCGGGTCGTATTCTTTCAGGGCTGGCATAACACTTGACTTACCGTCCTGACAATCTTCCTCGATACCACCAGCTCCGTCCCATCCTGCATCACGACAACGCCGTGCCGGTTCGTGCCCTTCCTGCCCACCCGGTACGCCTGCACGTAGGCGGGGTTGACCAGATGCCGACGGTGGACCCGCACAAAGCCGGGAAACCGGGTTGATAGCTTACCAATCTTGTAGGTGCTCAGGTAGGCCGGGCCACTCGCTGAATGCACCCACGTATAGTTACCGAACGGGGTAGCCGTCAGGTACGGCGTACTAGCCGGATCGAATGTTTTGGCGGGTTTGGTTATCATGCTGTTGCCAGTTTAGCCCACTCATGCCAAAGTTGCTCTGTGCTTTTACCGTTATTGGGGTTCGTCTGGCTTTCGTATCTGCCTACCCAGCACCCGCGTAAGCGAATGTAATTTGCGTTACACCACTCAGAGAAAGTGAAGGCATTTGCTTCTGTCTGTGGCGCGGCTTCCGAAATAGCAATCTGCCGTACTAAGGACGTTTTGAAATTGCCCATTTGCTCACGGCTAGGCCACCTATTAAATGACAACCATGCTTCGGCCTGCTTTAAAAACTCTAAATTTGTCATCGCTCTAATCAATTAAGGTCCTGTTTATCGCTCGTTTCTCTTTATTCTCTTGCGCCGTTGCCCTGTTGAACACCTGACCGCCAATCGTGGGTCTGTCCCCTGCCAGATGCCGGACCATATTGGGGCTTAGTACGCCCAATTCCTCACACGCATCTTTTTGATGCCGGGTAGTATTTGCCCGTTGTAAGTGATACAATCCCCTTCGATTGGCGGGGTATTGGCTTGGGTTTGTCGGGGTCCGGTTCAACCTGTATTGCCAGTTTCGGTATCTCCTTTCTGCCCTGCTTTTTTACCGGCTTCTCTTTCCGGGCGGTATCGGCAAACGTGGGCACGGTAGCCAGTGAGGGGGCGGCTGGTTGCAGGGGTTTGGCTTCTCCCTGTAGTTTGAAACTGTACCCTTCGCCCTCCCATTTACGCTGACAGGCTCCCAACCGGGAATCTTTGACCGAGGGCAGCATAAAACCCCGTTCGGTGGGATGGCTTACTATAACCGCGTAGAATTTGGGCGACTTGGGTTTTGGTTGTACGGTGTTCATGCTGCTGGAGTGGTTTGCTGTTTTTTGGTTGAGTGCAACGGTATTGTAGCAACTGGGGTGTTCTCCTCATTGGTCATTGTCGGCATTAACAACACCTCAGCATCGCCAACAGCGAAAAGACTAAGGGTAAACTTGCCCACTTGACTGACAAGGGTAATGGTAGAGCAATTCAGCAACTCAGCGCAGCGCAGCAGTTTGCTCATATTGCCAACGGCCATTGTGCTGAGTCCAATTTTAATGACAGCTAACGGACTAACCTCCTTTTTGCCATTGGGAATAATACTGGTTTTTGTTGTCTGCCCTTCACCCTCACAGGCAGGGCAGCAGCCCATTATTGTGCGGTCGAACTCCCATTCCGAAAAACTATACTCAACCTCTCCTTCCCCATCGCAAACATCACATTTGCGGGTTATTTCATCGAAACAATCAATCAGGGGAGCTTTTGAAATTGCTTCCCGTAGTTGCTCTATTGAGAATTGTTTTTGGCAGGTATGGGCGATTGGGTAAACCATTGCCGCCTGCTCTTCTTTGGGTACAAACTGATTCGGGAAGTCTGGCAACACCACAAGGCTGTGCCCATTGGTTGCCATAACCTTACCCGCGCCACGAAAAGGCAAAGTCATCCAGCCACTATAGTCTGGTTCTTGCGCGATAAATACTGTCAGTACGGATTCAAATAATTTGTTCATAGTAGTAAGTAGATTATATACCCCACCGCGCCAACGGCCAGTATCCAGCGAAGGACGCGACGGTTCATATCGGCGGGCGTGGGGTGGTTCATTGAAAGAGTTGTAGTTGCTGTTTGTGGGTGTTGAATCGCTTGACGCTTTGGGCGTGGTAATCGGGGTCCAGTTCCGATACGACTGCAGCCCTACCCTCATCATAAGCTGATATTGCCGTAGTGCCTGACCCGCCGTACCCATCAAAAACCAGTTCGCCGGGATTGGAATAAGTACGAATTAAATACCTCCAGAGTGATAGGGGTTTTTGCGTCGGATGGTCACTTTCGTTTTGCCGGTCGCCGTTTGTGAAGTCAATTACGCTTTGGGGGTGTCTCTTACCTTCATTATCGAAATATTCCGCGACACTCTGTGTAGCAAAAGAACCGTAGTTAGTCCCGGTTCTATCATGTTTACGTACCCCCTTTTTTCTATTGCCATTCCCCATTTGCGGGTTGTAGGTTGGCAGGGAGCGGTAAAAAACTAGGATATGCTCATGGTTTCGCATCGGCATACGATTAGCGTTCAAAAAACCGGAGCCTAACGCCTTGTACCAAATCAGGTCGTATCTGAATAGCTTCCGGTTGCTCATTATCAAATCAGTGGCAAAGGGTTGTTGAGCGGTGAACACAAAGGCGGCATTCGGTTTGGCAATCCGCAACCATTCCGGCCAAAGCGTCTGCAGGTCTATCGGCTTATCCCATTCATTCTGAGTGACAAAATAGGGCGGGTCTTGCAGGAGTAGGTCAACCGAACCACTAGGAATTGACTTCATTATATCCATGCAATCCCCCTGTATCAACCGTATCTCCCTCATACCATCCACCAGATTACGCACAACCCTACCACCAGCCACCACTTATACTCACTCAGGCAATCCATCGCAAAATCCCGAAACCGGGGGCGGGGGATGTGAACAGCCCAACCCGGCGCGGTGATGCTAACCCGGCTGTACTCGTTAATCGTTTCGGGGTCATCCAAAGGCTCCCCTTCCTTGTCGCATTCAACCAGCGTAAACGTGCCCATGTAGTTGTTTACCTGCTCGACTGACCAGTAGGAGCCTAAGCCTGAAAGAACGTCGTACAATCGAAAGGAAACGGGCTGGGGCAACGGATTTGCGGCCCGGTGTTGCAAGTGCTTTGCGGCTATCTCGTTGGCGCGGGCAATAATGGCCGGGCGCGGGTCTTGTGGGTAGCTCATGGTATTGCGCGGATAAGTAGGTAGATTTCAAAAGCAACAATTCCAGCAATCCCGGCCCAGGTCAGGACGCATACGGGGTCAAGGCGGAGGGGTTGTTTTGTTTTCATGGCTTAGTAGTGAATTATATATGGATTGACAACAACAGCCCAGGCGATAAGCCCGGCAACACAGGCGCACAGTATGCCGATAATGAGCGTGATGGGGTCGGACAGCAAAGTTTTCTTTACCCGGCCCACCTTGTAGGCAAGGGCGGGCAGTTTGGCGTAGCGCAGGTAGGATAAGGCGTTTTTCATACTGATTCGATGGTTATTGTCCGTTTGGCCGACATGAACACTTTGCACAAATGCACCTCTGTAGCCCCATCCTTACCGCTCATTAGTGCGTTGATTATCGCCGTTAGTTCACTCTCCGTGTAGGTGTCAGCATCGTGTAGACTAGCCTTAGTAATGGCATCCCCATACTTACAAAAGGCAACCATCCGGTACGTTTTTTCGGCAGGCGGTTCAGGCGTTGGCTCCATAAAGTCGGAAGGTTCTACGGGCTGAACCTTTGCTTTCTGACCGGCCTTGTTTGAGATTTGGTAGTCGTTATTAAAGGCCAGTAGTTCGGCGGCAGTAACTAAGGGCAGTTTGTCGGTTGCCTGATACAGATAGCGGGTTCCCGGCACGTTCTTTTGTTTGATACGCTTTAGGGCACCCATTCCCACCAGATGAATGACAAGGGAACGGGAAACGTTATGAATGGCCGTTAACTCCGAACCAAGCAGGGGAACAAACCGATTATAGGGAACGGTCTGTTTTAGTTCGGCTAGAAACGCCTTATAGCGGTCTAGTGCTGATTTGCGCTTGATTGTCGGCCTGCGCGTTGCTGACTCAGTAGGGATGTGAATTGCTGTTTGCATGGCTGGGAGAGAGTTAGCAGAATACGCCTATGTTTTTGAGCAGGTCAACGCGGGTCAACTTGCCCGAATCCATTTGTTGCTGTTCACGTAGGCTCACCGACAATCGGTAGTAACCGCCCTTCACTGTTTCGTACTCGCGCCGGTCCCTTTTGAGTGCCTTTCTAGCCCTTGCCGTTTTGGCTACCAGTAGGAAATGTGGCCCTTGTGTGGTTCTTGTTTTCATGCGGCTAAATGGGATTACTGACTCTGTCATTGTAGATAGTGCCCGTTCAGGGCGGTTAAGAGTGTTATTGAATAGTTGCCTGAATAGATTCGCGGCCCTGTTTAACAGGAGGAAAAGCCAGATACATGATGCCCGTATCGGGGTGAGCAATGACCATCCCGCCGTGTGGCAAAGCCTTTAGCAAGTTCTCGTGCTGGGCTAGTTTCTCCTGAGCGGCATCGGCAACGGCTAACAGCTCATTCCATACCTCATCTTTCGTGTAGTCGTTGGTTACGCCCACTTCCCGAATCAGTAGTTTCACGCCTTCTTTTGCCACGCCATCTTTGCCGTATAGGGCCAAATCAGCAATGCCCCGACTTTTGGCGGCTTCCTTTACCTCCTTTGCGAAGTGTTCCAGTTTGGCAGCAAGGGCCAATAGAGAGAGCGTGTCACCCCCGTTATCGGCTACGTCCCCGACGTTCTTACGGGCGATATTGGACAGGTCCTTTTTGGACCATTTCCCAATGTTTTCCAGCGTTACCAGGCTGGTTAGTGCTGTTTCTTGTGTTTCGGTGCTCATGGCTGGTGCTAGTGATTAGGGTGCTTCTCTCTACGGGCTATTGGTTTCGCTTCGTCAGCGTCCTGGCGGGGGTAAGGAACTGCCGGGAGCCTTGTATTACCCCCGGCGTTCGCTGTACTATCCACACCATTTTTAATCAACCTTACTATCTATATCAATTCCAGTTATACTCAGGAACTTGCCTTTGTCGAAGTTGGGGAGGGCGGGGTATAACTCCCGTTGGCGGTTGTCCAAATTGGCCCACCATGTAGCGTGTGCCTGTTTGTATTCGTAGCGTTTCAGGTATCCTTCCGACGTTTCGGCGCGGGGATACTGTAGCTTTTCCTCATCACTCATGGAGGCCCACGAAACCCATTCAGTCAACCGAACCTCACGCATCAGACAATATGCTTCCGTGTCTCTCCATGCTGAAAGGGTCATTTTTGACGGTTTATCGAAAAAACTAACCGTAACCTGTTGGGTACATAAGACTCCCGTAAGGGAGTCGCCGCTGTTCCAGTCGCCGCTGTTCCGGTTGCCGCTGTTCAGGTCGCCGCTGTTCCGGTTGCCGCTGTTCAGGTCGCCGCTGTTCCAGTCGCCGCTGTTCCGGTTGCCGCTGTTCAGGTCGCCGCTGTTCCGGTTGCCGCTGTTCCGGTTGCCGCTGTTCAGGTCGCCGCTGTTAGCCCTGCCTGAATTAGCCTGTCCGGTATTAATAAGTGTCAATACTTCGTGCCATGAAAGGCGTTTTCCAATTCGGATGTGATTGGTGCAACATTTGTCGCCATCCTCTTTTGTGTCGATTTCGCCCAACGATTCGACTTCACAGACGATATTTTCCGGCTTAAAATCATAATAGTTGAAGCAGTCGTTAGGCTTTAGGCAGAAATGAAATCCGTTTTCGCACAGTACAGGTTTGCCCGAAACCTGGTGATCACTATTCTCTGAAAATTGGTGTTCCCGGCAGGTGAAATCAGGGCGGAATACTTTATATCCACGCATGGTAAGGGGTTTATTTTAGTTGTGTATTACTCTTATCTTTTCTAAAGGGCTAGGCAATGGCCGGGACACGTCGCCCCGGCTGTGCGCTGTCAACCTAACCCCTATGAGTGCTTAAAATGGGAGGTCGTTTGATTCGTCCTGAGTCGGCTGAAATACAGGCTCCTGCTTCTGTGCTGACTGTTGACGCGGTGCTGACCCGCCCGAACTGGCTCCTGTAGTGGCTGAACTAATCTTGTAGGCTTTCACGGCGGTATAGTACCGGCCATTATATTCCCTGCTTTCGAGGTCATACGAAACGCTGATTTCTTCGCCCTCCACGAAACCGTCTACCAAATCGCCTTTATCGTTGAAGGCCTCAATACAAACCTCTTTCGGGTATTGACCGCCTGTATTAATGACGAACTCGCGCTTTATCCAGGGTCCATTTTTGCCCTGTCCTGTCTTTTGCTCTAACTGTTTGACAAATGCTCCTTTGATGTCCATAATTTATGCAGGGGTTGGTTCGGCGTGATAAAAAACTTTGTCTGTCTCGTTGTAGTCTATGCCCTTATTCCAAGCCATGCCCCGGAACTTATCGAACAACTCCTTTATTTCGGCGGGCTTAATGCCGGTAAGCCTTGCTAGTGCAGCACGGTGTTCAGTATAGGCCTGTGGGTCATTCGGTAGTGTATCAATGTCGGTCTGCCATTTAGCCATTTTAGCCAATTCTTCTTTTGTGGCTGGCTTCGGAGTTGGTGGAGCGGGTGCTGGTTGGGGAGAAGGTGCCGGTTTTGCCTGAGACTGCGCCGGTTGACCATTAGCCCCGTTTGCATCGTCGTCGTCCGTTACAATGCAAAGGATAGACGCGAGTGAGTAACGACGGGCGTAAGTGATAGCGGAACCCATTGCCTGAGCATCATTCTGAACTTTGCAGAATACCGGGCAATGGCAGGATTCTATGATAGTACCGTCTTTGTAACGGATGATCGTTTCTACCTGAATGCCGGACTCCGTTACCCGTATGGGTTGGGTGACCATTAGCCCGTTTTCTGACAGACCCGCTTTTACAGCCTCCCAAATGGAGGAAAGGTCTGCGTACTTGGATTTGAAAAACGGGTTAGCGGCATCCTTTATGGCAGATCGGAATTGGCTCTGCGCTTTTGAAAAGGCTTCAAACCCTGCGTTTACGTCGCTCATATCAGTATGCGTTGTTAAGTTGGTGAATATTAAAATTGTCGGTGAGGAGTCCGCAGAAGAACTCAACGCGCCCGCCAATGCAGGTGCCGACGTTGGTTTGCGTTGGGTCGATAAGGGCCGAAAAGTTGCCGCCCGGCTCCACTTGGAAGCGGATAATGGCCGCGTCAGAAATGCCGGACTTGGCAACATACTCGGCCCGGTAGGGTAGCAACTCCGGCGCTGTTGCCCGGCGTAGCTGCGTAGCGGGTGAATCGGCTAGGGTGTACCGGACAGGCTCAACTACCGTAATGGTAGGCTCCGTTTGGAAAACCAGGCAGCGGAACGGCTCGGCTCCTGTTTTGTGAAATGCTAGGAAGTTGGTCATGGGGTAAAAGGGGGTTGATTGGTGCCCTGTTGGTAGGGTGGTATAAAAGTATAAAATAATATAATACGATGCAAGAGAAAGATAGAATTAAATATAAAATAATAGAAAGTCAGGGCAAATTTTTTTGGTACTGCTGAATCAGTGCTTGAAATTCTATCAGGGATCGAATAACAACATACCGGAAACCTTCGGATTCGACCATGGCTTGCCACCTTCGCTGTTCTGGTGATTGTTGGCCGGTACTGGTTTTTAGCTCAATAAAAACGGTCGTCCCGGCTTTGTTGTATTCCATGTCGGCAACTCCCTTTACGACCCCTACCGCTTTATTGAGATTGCCGGTAATCATGTTACTACTGTTGTTATTGTTGGCGTGAAGCAACCCCCGTTCATGGGGGTGCTTGTTCCAGTGCCATTGAAACATTTCGGCTTGCATTGCCAGCTCTGATTTATCCATGGTTGTTTTTAGATTACGGGTAAGCGATCTTCTAAAAGAATAGCAATTTTCTCCAGAGCCGGTATGGTGGGTTCCGCTTCAGTAATCACATAGGCCCGCCTGAAATCCTGATACAGATTATGTAACGTTTCGTTCCTGGCTTCTTCCTGAATGAGCCGTATAGCCTCATACTCACTTAGCGTCTTAAACTCCTTCATGAGTTTTGAGGCAGCACTTTTGTAATACTCAATGTCGGTCTTTTTCATCTGTCACCACTTGTTTTAAGGTTTGTCACTACTGATTTTTTGGCTTTGGTGACAGCTAAAAGGTTGTCCTTTAGGCTTTTAAGTCCTGTCACCAGTGTCACCACTATTTTTGTCTAATCTTTCTTATACGTAAGTGTAATATACACACATACCCGTACTTCTATATCTATACCCTCTCTCACTCTCCCGTACTTTATATATATTTCTACTGGTGACAATGGTTACAGTAAGAGTAAAAGGGTGAGGTTCAGGTTTTTAGCTGTCACCAGTGCCCCTATTTTCTACTGGTGACAGACTGGTGACAGCTATAATCTACTGGTGACAATTACGTCATACCCCCATAGCTGCTTACCAAATTCGCCCCTTTTTTGTCTGCGCTTAAAACCCGCTGATTGTAATTCATGACCAATTTTACGGTTGTCGAGTTTGCGGTTGTTGGCCCAAACTTCCATTTTAGTCTGAATTTCGTGTGAGCTGATCCACTGAACAGGTTCGCCCCCAACACCAGAAGGGAGGGCAAAGTATTCATCAATAATTTGCCGTTCAATCGACGCATCATCAAAACTACTGGTACTCTCATTAAAGCGTTTGATTTCATCTTTAGTCAGGTGGTGTCGCTCTCCACCCATGTAAGCGTGATAAGCCTCCATAAACAAGTCTATCTTGTCAATGGCGTTATAGGCTTCGTAATTAATGGAAAGTACATTGATGGGGATAACCTTTCTATTGTTGTTAGAGTCGGCAATAATTCGGGTAGGGTTTGAAGTGCCGCACATTACAGCAAGCCTACGCCGTTTGACAAAAGACTTACCGTATGGTTCCCTGAGCGTGAAGCGGTCCACGCTGGCGTAACCTTTCAGCGTTTCGGGGTCTTTTACGGTTTTTCCTTTCCATTCATCATTGAACGTTATCAGGTTTTCACACATCAGCATGTCCGTATCTTTTGTAATAGGCCAAGTTGTTTCGGCAAAATAAACACCTAATTCGGGGGGCAATAAACGCCTAAACCATTCCGTCTTTCCTGTGCCGGGTTCGCCTGTCAGGGTTAATATTAATTCACAGTGTTCACCAAATACCGCCGAAACAATTCCGATCAACCACTTACGAACAAACACCTCCGCATAGTTTGGGAAAAATTCACCCGGCCCCACCCCCGTATCTGTCTCGATTGTTTCAGCCAAAGACATAATCAAACCAGTAGGTTTTCTATACGTATAATCCCGAAAAAAATCTTTGATTGGGTTATAGGTTGGCGTAAAGCTGGAGTGAATTAGTTTGTTCACCATTTTATCCGAAACGCGATCCCCTAAAACTTTGACTGAATGAACCCAAATAGTATTAAAATCATCATCAATCAAACTACGTCCTTTTTCATCTTCAATGTAGCGTGATATTTCGTTTCGGCGCATCGGGTAATTTTGCCGCAGAAATAATTCCAGTTGGTCAAAAAGTGTATCATCGGTCTGTATTTCTTCAGCACTTTCGTAGACCTGCTTAACAATTTGTTCCGCATCATCCCGGCCCACCCCCCCCACCTTTACCAGTGAATCAATGACATCCTCAGCCTTTATTTTTTGCCGCTTCTGCATGGTAGCCGTTCTGGCTATGTCGCGGGTCTTAGGTGTCATTATATCACACCCGTTCTCTTTTGCTATCCAGTAAAAAGTAGAGATGGTTACCTTTCCCAGCTTGTTACGGCAAAGGTATCGGTACATTTTTTCGGTCTCAACCGGATCATAGTCATGCCGAAACTGGCTAACTCGCTGGAAATAATCCAGCCCTCCAGTGTCATACTCACTGGCGAAGGCTAGTCCAGCACGAACCCAATCTCTTGTTGAATCGTGCAACTCGATACCGCGCTGTTCAAATTGCTGAATGACGTATTCAATATCCCCTTTGGTATGTATGACAGTACCAGCCGGTTTAGGGGCTTTTCGCTCTTTTTTGAGGTAGAGTTTAAATAAATTCGCCCGTTCATTTACGTAGGTTTCTTTATCAAAACTAATGAACCGTCGCCGGGAAATATTGCCTGTTGACTTGTCAACTACCCGGCAATATTTCTGCATGTAATAGGCTTTAATACCCTCCCAAGATTCATCCCACCGTTCAGGATGAATCTTGATAATTACGCACAAACCTTTGCCACGTATAGACGCAAAACTAGCGTAGGTGTAAGGGTCGTTATTTACCTGTAGTCGAACTGTTTCTAATTCACCATCTAATTCATCAATATCAACGGCCATGTAACCCGAAGGGTCCTGTAAATTAGCGTTGTTATTGGTGCTAAATGTCCCGCCAATGGTAACGTTTAATTGCTGAATTTTCAGAGCCTTTTGCTTGGCTTCATCATTCCACAACGCACGAACGGCATTTACTTCATTCTCCCATTTTCCGGTAACAATTCCATCAAGAAACTCCTGTAATGAAATCTCTGTTCCGGTCGTGTCTCTAACCCCATTATACAGGGAGAGCATTGGGTTTTTTGTTTCCGTGGTCATCATGCTAATTCAGGTTGAGGCTTTGCAAAATCGACGTACTTTTCCCATCCACGCTTGTAGCCGCGTAGGTGAGCTAATTCTTTTAGCTGTTCCCGGAAATCGGTCTCTGATATTGCCCGGTCCCTGATTACATGGATGGGCCACCCCTTTGAACGGTTCTTAGCCTCTCTTACCCGTTCCAAATCACTGACACTCATAATAGGCCAGTTCGTTGCCTTATCCATGGCAAGCAATTCACGGGTATCAGCGACAACCGTAAACTCGACCTCCTTGGATGGCCCCTTTTCTTTGATTGGGAAAACATGCCCACATTCGGAACATTCGCGGGCCGACATTGGCACAATTGCCCCGCATTGGGCGCAATCTTTAACCGGCGAAACACCGGCCTTTTCTGACTTCTTTCGCTTTTTATTCCACAGTTCCTCCCATGGCCGGGCTTGCTCCCATAGCCCCAACTCCTGCCAGTTATCACCCATATCCAGAATGGTAAACCGACCTTTACCCGGCGAAGGACGGGACCCCCGCCCGCAGCACTGAAGCCATAAACTGACGCTGGTAGTTGCCCGGTTCATTACAATCACCTCAACCCCTGGCTCATCAAAACCAGCATTCAGAATACCGACGTTACAAATAACCGGAAAGGCTCCAGACTTAAACCCGGCAATAATGGAAGCCCTTACCCATGGGTCCGTTTCTCCGTCCAAATGCCGAGCAGGAATGCCAGCCGCTTCAAATTCAGCACAAACCGCCTTGGAATGGGCAATGTTGACGTTAAAAATGATGGTCTTTTTTGCCCGGCCTTCATCGGTGCAAAACTGGAGGTACTTGCTGATTAATCCGGCGTAGACTTCTCGCTTGGCAAACGTGTCCATTTGGGAGGAATCGGAATATTCCCCCATGGAATCCAGTTTTAAACTACTCCTATCTATTCTGGCGGCATACGTAACAGCCGGAACCAAATAGCCGTTATCAATCAAGTCGGCAATTTGAACCGGGTTGACAATGGCATTGTAATAGTTGCTTAAGGGGTCGTCTTTACTGGCACTTAATGGTGTGGCAGTTGCACCTATTACATATACATCACTACCCCACTGAGCAAACAATTTTTTGAAATTTCCGTAATGAGCCTCGTCAATAATAACCAAGTTCATTTTTAGCAGTTCGGGGTGTTTTTTGGCTCGTTTGTAGTAGGTTTCAACCATCCCGACAAAGCAGCGAGCGCGTAGGTTAATTTGCTTATTCGTTGCGGTAATGGCTTCGTAGCGAATACCCATCCGCTCTAAAGTCCCGCCCGCTTGCGTCAACAATTCGGCCCGGTTCGTGAGTATCAGGGCTTTTGCAAATAAATCCTTACTCAATGTCCTGGTTACCAAATCAGCAAACGTTACGGTTTTGCCTGATCCGGTAGGCATACAAAGCAGTACTTTTCGATTATTTAGGACAAAATGTCCACGGATGCCATTTCTAGCATCCTCCTGGTAAGGACGAAGATGGATCATGGCGTTAGGCTTCTGCGAGGGATTCTAGTTCTTTAGCAAACTTTTTTGAAACTGCCTTCACTGCCTTTGCAATGTGGATATTGCCGGGAGTGATCCGTATATTATTGTTTACCAGCGAGTAAACATGACCGCGTTTAACCTGATGCCCGCCGTTCTCTGGTTTAGCCAAATACTCGACAACCATGTTGCCGTAATCTATCCGGCATTTTTTGGAACTAGGATCAACAAAAGGCTCTATGAACCGTTTAAGCCCATTATCTACCTTTGTTGCATCTTTTTTTGTGTTTTCCAT